GGGGTGAGTTTGACCGTATTGTTGAGAGAGTGTACATGACCGACACGGGCAGGCGTATGCAGATAGCGAGGACAGGGTTAGACTGCGGTTATTTCAGCAACTATGCGTATAGCTACATTGACAGTAAGCCGATATTCCCTGTGCCAAAGGTGATGGGATTGAAAGGTAAGGGCGAGGAGCAGTTTGAGTTGTTTGATAAGGACTTGAAGTACTTTGTGCCTGCGAAGGAACGTCCTAACTTGTACATATTGACGGTGGGTCGGTTTAAAGACGACTTAGCGGAGTACATGCAGTTGAATTGGACACCGCAGATGGCAGAGCAGCCGTATGGGTTCATGAACTTCCCGCAACCAACTAATGGAATGTACGGGTTTACAAACTTCTTTGAGCATTACGAATCGGAACACAGGGTTATTGAGGCGGGCGCAGACGGGAAGGGCGTGATGGCAGCTTGGAAGAAGAAAGGAACGACTGTGATGAACCACATGTGGGATTGCAGGGTGTATAACATGGCGGTGAGGGAGATTATGATAGAACAGTTGCGAAAAGAGTTGAAAGTACCGAAGTTGACATGGCGTGAGTTCTGTTTGGCGATCACAGGCGGGAAATAAATGCCATGATTTATGGCAGACTATTTGCAGAAGTTTGGAACGTATATACTTTAGCACCAAAGTAATAACATGGCACTTTCAGATGCAGTAGGATTAGAAAGGATTTCCCGTATTGTAGGGTATAAACTCACTAAGGGAGATTTCAGCAACAGCACACCCAACTTGCCACAGCGCATAGCACTTTTCGGGGAAGCAAATACAGCAAATCAGTCAGGACTTAGCACAGAACCATACCGTATTTTATCTGCGCAGGACGCAGGTGAAACGTATGGCTACGGTAGCCCGATTCACATTATGGCTCGTATCTTGTTCCCTGTGAACGGAGGCGGTGCGATTGGTGGTATTCCTGTATGGGTTTATCCGCAGGAAGAAGCTGGTGGTGCAACTTCTAAGATACAGACTGTAACCGTATCAGGTACGGCTACCGCAGGTGGAACACACTACATTAAAATTGGTGGTCGTTACAGCGTTGACGGTGGAAGTTATGCCGTGAACATTGCGAAAGGCGACACTGCTACACAGGTAGCGGTTAAGATATACAATGTGGTGAACAATGTCCTCGGTTGCCCCGTAACGGCATCGCAGACATCGCCTGTTGGTGCAGTAACCACATTGGAAACAAAGTGGGCGGGTCTGACAGCGCAGGGCGTTACCGTGTCGGTTGATACGGTTGATAACGACTTGGGTCTGACGTATGTGGTTGCTACTACGCAGGCGGGTACGGGTACACCGAGCGTTCAGGGCGCACTTGACCAATTCGGGGATGTGTGGAACACTATTGTTATTAACTCATACGGATTCCAGTCAGACGTAATTGATGAACTCGAAGCGTTTAATGGTATTCCCGACCCGACAACACCGACAGGTCGTTATCAGGGCGTGATATTTAAGCCGTTTGTGGCTATCACAGGTTCAGTACTCGATACTGATACTGATACGGCTGATACTTTGTTCTGTGATGCTGATAAGGCGAACGTAACGATAGCAGCAGCCCCTGCGCCAAACAGCGAAGGTCTTGCGATGGAGGCGGCTGCGAACATGTGTACGTTGTTTGCCCGTATTGCGCAGGACACGCCACAGTTGGATGTAGAGGGTAAGAGTTACCCTGATATGCCGACAGCGACATCGTTTAAGATGCAGTCGTATGACGTGCGTGATGCGGTAGTGCAGATGGGTATGAGTACGGTGAACCTCGTAGCGGGTGCGTATCAGGTACAGGATTTTGTAACAACGTACCACCCTGTTGGAGAGATACCACCGCAGTTCCGTTACCCCCGTAACCTGAATGTGGATTTCAACGTAAGGTATGGCTATCTACTGTTGGAGCAGACGAACGTAGTTGACCACGCTATTGCAGGTGATAATGACGTTGTAACAGCAGCGCAGACAGTTAAGCCGAAGCAATGGAAAGCGATTGTTCAGCAGTACGCAGTAAGCCTCGGTAACAGGGCGTTGATTGCAGACGTTCCGTTCATGCAGGATAGCGTAACGGTGCAGGTGAGCAGCACAAACCCCGACAGGTTGGAAACATTCTTCCGCTACAAGAGGACAGGTGTTGCGAGGATATTGTCAACTACTGCGCAGGCAGGATTCAATTTTGGTAACGCTTAAAATAATATACTATGCCTAAAAGTGGTGGCGATATAATCGAAATAACATACAACAACCCCGACTTTGGTTCGGGCGTGTTTTACCCGAAGTCAAGCGAGGACAGCACCTACGACTTGGGCGGGTACAGGACAAGTGATGATGCGAACATGATTACGGGCGCAGGCGAGGCTATCTATCAGGTAAACCGTGTGCGTTGGACGTTTGAGGTAACGTGTGCTTGGGATTTCTCGAATGAGGACTTGGAATCATTGTCAAATCTGTCGGCAGCAACGAGTGAAACGCAGTTTACGTTTACAAACGTGAACGGTGTAATCTACAAGGCTACGGGTAAGATGGTAGGCGACATCAAGGGTAACGGTAATGCCGCTACTGTTGACATTAAAGCCTCTGGTGGCGGTTACATGCAGATACTTTAAACTACACATATATGACTACAGTAATGAGCCGTGAAAGTGCGGCAACCGAAATCACAGCATGGTTGGACTACAAGAGGGTAAAGGAATCGACCCGTGAATCGTTTAAGGCGCAGACAGATGTGCTGATTGAAGCGATGACATACGGAGATATTACCGTGAACTCTGACACGTTCGTTATCACGCAAAAGCTGGCGTTCCCTGTTGATACCCTGTTGGATAAATTGGAGTATAAGCCGAGGATGACCATAGGCGACCTTAATAAGATACCGTCTAAGTTGGGCGATTTCGACAGCAAGGTAGCCGCCTATATCGCAGCATTGACAGGTAAAGCATTGAGCCATATTCAGAAGATGGATAGCGAGGACTACAAGATAGGACAGGCGATTGCGGTTTTTTTTATCTGATAAACGATAAGGGGCAGGCACTTGATATTGACGGTATAACTAAGATTGTAGGATATGAAATGAAGTATAGCCCACCTGTAATAAGTGGGCTATATTGCGATAATAGGGATAGTGAAGGAATCTTGTTTTGGTATGAATTTTTAATCTCGATGAATAAGGAATAATGGCTTTTGTTATACCTACCATATACACGGCAATAGACAAAGTTTCGGCGGTAGCTACTAAGATTTCTGCCGCTAATATGGGTATTGCCAGAAGCGCAGAACTTGCAGCAGGCAGAGCACAACACGCATGGGATAACTTTCTACCTAAAACTGATGATGCCTTAAAACGCAGGTTTGAGTTCATGGTGTCGATGGGTAAAGCTATGGCGATAGCGGGTACAGCGATATACTCCACCAAAGCCATTATGGATTATGAGAAGGAGTTGGCGAATCTGAAAGCGTTGACGGGGGCGAATGCAGAAGAATTTAAAAACTACAAAAACATAATACAACAAGTAGCCACCGAAACAAAGGTTGGTTCTGTTGAAATAGCGCAGGCATTCACTACTATTGGCAATGCAATGCCCGAGCTACTTAAATCTGCCGACGCTCTTGGCATAATGACCAATGCAACAGTTACGTTGGGTCGTGCTGCGAATATGGAGATGCTACCTGCTGCGGAAGCGTTGACGGGCATCATGAATCAGTTTGGCAAGAGTGCTGAATTTGCGGGACAGGCGATAGATATAATGGCGGCAGGTTCGCAGGCAGGTAGTGCGGAGTTGCAGAATTTGCAAGCAACCATGCTTGGATTTGGTAAGGCAGCAGTAGTTAGCGGAATTAAGTTTGAGGAAGCGATTAATATTGCCGAGTTGATTTCTAAAACCCGTAAGGGCGCAGAGGCAGGTGTTCAGTTGAGGAACATCTTTATTGAGATGAACAAGGGCTTTACTATTGACGAAAAAGCTCGAAAAACAATGCAGCGACTTGGTATAGATATACGCATGATTTCAAATGCGGCTATACCTGTTAAGCAAAGGCTGCAAGAGATGACCAAACTGTTCAAGGATTCATCTTCTTTTGCAGAAGTTTTCGGTAAGGAAAATGAAATTGCTGCAATTACATTGCTTGAAAACATAGGGCTATTTGACCAAATGAACGAACGCCTTAAAGAGCAAGGCGTAGCAGCAAGAATGGCAAAAGAACAGACCCAAACACTATACGCTGCATTAAACAGGGTAAAAGGTGTTTGGACTAACATAGTTACGGGCGCAGGTGGGGCGAATATGGCATTGGAGTTAGTAAAGTCAACGTTGAACTTCTTAGCAGACAACATGCGCACAATACTCAATATTGGCGTTCCTATATTAGGGTTCTTTGCGGCATGGAGAGTGTATATTATGGCACTTGCTTTTGCGGCACGAGTATCGGCAGCAGCAATAGTTGCATGGAATGTAGTTATAGGAATATCAACGGGTCTTACAGGGGGCTTTAATGCTGTGTTGTTGACAAGCAACGCAGCGTTCTATGCTTACGCTGCGGCAACTTATGTAGCTAATGCCGCAATAGTTGTTTTCAATAGTTCATTGACCACCATGCTTGCTACAATCAGCGCAATTACTGGCGGTCTTGCGTTGATATACTTATACAGGGATAAGATACAGAACTTTGCCAATGATTCGGCAATAGGCATGGCTTATAATAAAATGATAGGCGATACGCAGGTTGTGAACGAATCTATACTACGCAAGTTTAAAGAGAATCCCGAAAGTGCAAAACAATTCCTGATAAAAAACCCTGAATTTAACACGCCTGAAATACAGAGGTCAATGGATAGTCTTGCGCAGTCGGCAAATATGCCTGTTGTAGAGCCTGCTGTTGATTCATTTAACCGAACCACCAACGTCAACCTGAAATCAACCCCAGTTGAGATAGTGCTGAAAGATACACGAGGCAACGTACTTGGAACAGGGTCTTCATCGCTTATGCCGTCAATAACTAATACTTACTAATGGACATCAGGATAACAGAGCAGAACAACGGGGGCGATATGACGCTGAATAACAACGACCTTGCTGTTGTGTATGGCGTGGAGAACATGCCGTACCTGTCTATGTTTGGTGGACCCGACTTTTGGGGTAACGACCTATTGCTGCAAGAGAAGTTCAGGGCGTTCTTAGCTACAACGGAGCAGACCATGCTTAGCGTGGCATTGAACAGTCAAGGCAGAGCAACGATAGAAGAATCGGCAAAGCAAGACCTGCAATTTCTGTTGGAGATAGTTCCGAACAGTACACTCACGGTACAGACACGCATCACCGATGATAACCGATTGGAGATGCTGATTACATTCAACGGGCAAGAGATAAACCTGTTGTGGAATCCGCAGACAGCAACACTTACCGACCCATCGCATGTAACGCCTGTTTGCCCTGTCCCGCTTGGACTTGCGTTGACGGAGTTATCTGCAACAAGCATCAACGCTTCATGGACAGGAATAAGTGGTGTAACGTATCAATACACATATAACACAGATGGAGCAGCCCCATCGACATGGACTGATATATCAGGAACAGGCGTAACGATTACGGGTATAACCGCAGGCGCAACAGTATATTTCTTCCTGCGCACTAAGTGTACGGATTCGTTCTCGGAGTATCAGAGCGATACAATAACCACAGCCCCTGCGCCACCCGTAACCACTGATTTGGTTCTGTCCGTATTCAGCACATATGGAGTTGAAACCACGGGGTCAAGTGTGGACAAGTGGAATGACCTTAGTGGCAACCTGAATCACTTGTATTCTACGGGCGGTACTGACCCGCTATTGACTGATAGTGTATTCGGAAGCAAACCCGCCATATCAACAGCATACAGCCCTGCAAGCCTTATGGCTACATTAGGGAATCTATCAGGACTTACAGGGCAGCCGCAATGCACCGTGTATATTGTGTCTAATAACCCGTTTCCGTCAACAACTGTACCGATGTTTACTTATTCATCTACGCCCGGCAGTATTATTTCGGGCGAATTTGAAACATACTTGCAAGCCCCCGCATTGACACCTGAATTAAGCACTCTCGCAAGGGGTAGCGCAGGGTTCAATACGGGGTTATTGCCTACAATAGAGGATACGCCTTATGTTTATGCGTTCCGTATTGATTACAGCGAAATCCCATCGCTTCAAGTCCTGATGTATCAGAATGATAGCAGCGCAGGATTTGTTAAGCCTATATCAAGCGCAAACGGAAACAATATTATAGCCGCACCATTTCAGATAGGGGCGGGCGATTTTAACTTCGGTTGTGTTCTTATTTACGCTGCGGCACATGATGCACCGACACGAACATCTATTTACAATTATTTAAGTACATATTTCTCTATATAATGACAACATTACCCACCATACAGGAATTATACGAATCGTTCGTAACCGATATAGAAACCGAGTTTGGGGTAGTGATACCCGATGAGGGTAAGTCGTTCCTGCGGGCGTTGGCGGCAGTAGAGGCGGCTAAGTTGAAGCTGTTTTACCTTGCGTTAGGGAACCTGCAAAAGAACATATGGGTAGATACGGCAGACCCCGTTGCAGTTGGTGGCACTTTGGAGCGTTTCGGATATACTAAGTTGCAACGATACCCGAATCCCGCAACCGAGGGTGTGTACCTGTGTACCGTCGTAGGCACGGCAGGTGCGGTTATCCCAGCCTTGACACAATTCAAGAGCGATGACGACAGCACAAGCCCCGGGTATCTATTTATTCTTGACACGGCATATACCCTCACAGGCACAGCAGATAACATAACGCTGCGGGCATTAACAGCAGGCAGGGAAAGCGTACTTGAGGTGGGCGACACCTTGACGAGCGTATCGCCTATTGTGAACGTGAACTCACAGGTTGCGGTATCGGTCATTACGACAGACCCCGTTAATGCGGAAACGACAGAGGAATACAGGGCTAAAGCGATACAGGCTTATCAGTTGAATCCGCAAGGTGGCGCACCTGCTGATTACCGTTTGTGGGGGCTTGATGCCGCAGGTACACGACAGATATATCCGTATGCGAGTAGCGGTAACGCGAATGAGATAGATGTGTTTGTAGAGGCAACGATAGCGGATAGTATAGGGGGCAACGGCACACCTACACCAACAATACTTGCGGATGTTGCGGCAGATATTGAAGCCGACCCTGACACAGGTGTAGGGCGCAGACCATTGGGAGTGTTTGCGGTGAATGTGCAGTCTATTGTGGTAAAGAACGTAACCATCACGATTAATAGCGGAGGTGCGTTCACGCCTACGCAGGAAGCATTGATTACGCAGGCGTTGACTGATGCGATATACGATATACGTCCGTTTATTGCGGGCATAGATGCCGTTGCAGACAGGAACGATACATTAAGTACCTTTGGTATCGGTTCGGTAGTAGTAGCAACGGTTGGCGGTGTAGTTATCAGTAGTATAACCATGACAGTTGGCGGAAGTCCGTACACATCGTATAACTTTGACAACGGGGAGATACCATACCTCACGACAGTAACTTACGTATAATGGCTTGGATAAACGACACACTATTACAGTTAACGAAGCAGTTGTACCCTGATGGCAGAGCGTTTCAGATGCCTGCCGATGGTGTATTTGAGCGATTAACAGAGGCATTGAATGAATCGTATGCAGATGCTTATAACGGTTCGGTTTCAATATTGAACGATATACTGCCCGATAATGACGGATTTGATGCAAACGATTGTGCGCAATGGGAACGCAGGTTAGGGCTGATTACAAACGCTTCGATACCGCTTGCAGATAGGAAGTTGGCTATCTTGCAGAAGATGGCGTACCCTGGAATAGAATCAAATCCACGACAGGCGGCATCGTTCTTGGAAACGCAGTTGCGCAATGCAGGGTATGACGTGTATGTGTACGAAAACAAGTTTGCAACGGGTAGTCCTGTTAGTTACGTTACTAAGACCCCGTATGAGATATTGGGTATTACATCGGGCGTTGCGATGCTGAATATGTTTCAGTTGGGTGAGGTTGAGTTAGCAGAAACATGGGCTGATGACGGCATAACTATATGCGTGAATCACTTAGAGGAAAGCACAGACGAGTATTTCGTGATTGGGGATAATTGGCGCAGTACGTTTTACATTGCAGGTGCAACAGTTAGTACCTTTGCGGATGTGGATGCGGCCCGCAAGGAAACATTCAGGCAGATGATATTGCAGTTCAAACCTGCGCAAACAGTAGCAATTTTATTCGTAAATTACATATAATATGGCAAGAGAAATAGCAGACTTTAACGGTACGGTGGTAGCCCCTGACGGCACGTACCCATACGGAAGGGTTAAGGACGCCCCCAACGGAACAGTAGCCGATGAAACCATGATAGGCGACACGATACAGTTCACGCAGAAACTTATGGGCGAGGCGGGGGTAACTCCGAATGGCGATCCCGACAACAACAGCGACGGTTGGCAGATTTATGAGGCGTTTGAAACGTTGGTGGGGAGGGCTGCGTGGAATGTGATACCTGCGAGTGGGGGTACGGCTACGGCATATACAGCATCGGGTGGCGGTAGCGTAACGGTCGATGCAGGGGACAGGGAGTACGAAAGGGTGTTAGGAACAGGCAAGACGATACGATACCAAAGCAGGGTGCGAAATGCCGACATTACAGGCACAGTATCGAGTATTAAAATGAACGTAGCATCTCTTGGCGGATTGTTTGCAGCAGCTAATGCGGGGGGGGTATATCCTGTAATAGTTAATGGAGAAGTTGGTAGTACGCTTGTATTGGATGCAAACCCAGTTCTTTTTGAATTATTTTATAGTAGCGGCCCATTCCCGACAGGTATTCTTTCATTCGACATAGACATCACATTTGAAATAGCATAATGCCCACCCTTAACATAGCGGCAGATGCGGTTATAGCGCATACGGTACGGCTGAACAAGATACATCGTTCGGCTTTGCCCGTTGCTGTTCGTTCTGCGCTTAATAAGGCGGCATTTGATGTTAAGACCAACACCATGCCTAAACAGGCTAAAAAGACCTTCATAGAGCGTGCGCCTACATTCTTTAGGGCTACGTCTAAGGTTAAGCCTGCCGAAGGTTTTTATATGCCATCTATGCAGGCTACGGTGGGGTTCATGAAGGGTAACGACAAGAAAGAATCAGGCGGGGCAACGGAGAACTTGGAACAACAGGAGAACGCAGGTATGATTGACCACAGGGCGTTCATTCCGTTGGCAGCAGCAAGGGCGGGTAAGCAATACAACAGGAGGGTGAGCAATCGGTATAGGTTAGCCGAAATACGAGGCAAGATTAAAGACGCTAAGAAGAACAAAAAAGGCGGGAAACGGGCGTTTATCCTTACCGCTATCTATGCAGGAAAGGGCGGATTTGTACTTGGAACGGACAAAAAGAACGGGGAGCGCAGGCTACTTGTCATTAATAGTATAAAACGTGTCGGCAAGGACACGAAAGTAAACAGTACCGCAATATATAAAGTTAAGGCAAAGCGCAAAGTATCGGTGAAAAAAACTAACTTTATGCGCAAAGCCTCACTACAATCGGCAGATAGTATTGAACGGTTTTACATAGACGAGGCTAAAAAGCAAATAGCAAGGTTGAAATGAGTTGGTTGCAGCAAATACAAAAGGATTTCGTTATCGCACTTACTGTGGGTAAAAACCTAAGTACTGCGAAGCGTGTCGAATACAAACCTAACTGGCTCAATGCGAACAGGTCGGTTGACTTCAACATAGCCGAGTTTAATTTTAAGAATCAGCGAGGCACCTTAGTTCGCAGGGGTACACCTATGGGTCGTAAGTACTCGTTGGAGATATACTTTCAGGGCGCAGAGAATCTAACTACAGCAACGCAGTTCATGGCTGATGCCGAATACCCGTATGCGTGGCAGATAACCCACCCTATGTATGGTGCGTTGTTTGTACAGCCTATCAGCATGACACTTGACGACAGGGATTATAACGTTACTAAGGTTATCTGTCAGGTCATGGAAACATTAGGCGCAGCGAATCGACCTAATATAAATGTTGACCCTGTTGAAGTAATTAAGGCAAAGCAGCTTTCTACCGACATAACTACCGCAACCGTGTATGAGGTAGCGATACCCGAGGCAACGGCAGACGACATTTCAGGTATGCAGGACAACGCCAACTTCCTCAAGGCAGCATCGACAGCGTTCGCAACCATAACAGCCGATGCGCAAGCGGTAGTGAACGCATATAACAGGGCGTGGGGCGAGATAAGTAATGCGGCTAACGGCACATTTGCAGCAATACGGGCGATACAGTACTTGGTAAATCTCCCTGCATTGTTCACTAACAACGTGCGCAACCGTGTGGCGTTCTTAGCGGGGCAGGTAACAACTATGTATGCTACATTGACAAACCTCACTACACCGAGTAGGAAGCGACTGTATGAGAACAATGTCGGTACGATCATAACGTCTATGTGTACGGCAACCGTTACCAACGTAACATCAACCGATTACAGGAACAGGGCAGAGGTGTTACAGGTGGCGCAGTATATAGTGGATTCGTACAACACATTTGCTACGAACCTTGACACATTGCAGACTACGACAGGCGACACCTTAGATAGCTATGTTCCTAATTTTTCGGGTATCTTTGAAACGGAAATATTGGTTAAGTACACAGTAGCGAACCTGTTGTTATTAGCTGAAAATGCGGCACAGCAAAGGACGTACAGAACCGAAAAAGACACAAACGTTATACTGATGGCATATAAGTTCTACGGCATGTTACCTGACGACAGCACAATTCAAAGGGTATTGGATGAGAACAATATATGCCTCAATGAAATATTGCAGATAAAAAAAGGACGAGATTTAGTATATTATGTGGGAGTATAAAACAATAGTAGCAATGCCGATAACAGCAGCAATGCTAAATGAAGAAGGCATGACGGGGTGGGAACATTACCTGTCCGTTGGTAACATTCATTACTTTAAGCGATTCATCAAAGTAAGTGCAGGTAAGGATAGGAAATAGAGTAATCAGCAAGTGGGCTTCCATAAACGTGTCATTGAGATATGATGCGGTGGCATCGCCTTACTCGTTATCAATCTATTTCAATCCTGCAAATCCTGACGATAGGGCTACGTTCGTGCCGGGGCGTTATCTCAAGACCGAGATAGAACACAACGGGGAAACGCTAATTGTCGGCACTTCGATTAATCAGTCGTTCAAGAGTTCCGCAACGGAGCAGTTAATGACATTTTCGGGCTATACAAGATCGGGCGTGATAGAGGATTGCACGATGGATCCGAACATGAATACGCAGTTTGACAAGATGAGCATTGCTGATATTGTGCGAACTGTGTTGAAACCGTTTAATCTGCAATTGGAGGTGAGTAACGTGGCGGGGGATGCTAACAGCACCTACCCTACCGCCCCCGTAGTAGAACCAGACCAAACAATCAAAGAGTTTATCAGCCTACTCACTAAGGGCAGTAACTTGGTATTATCGCATAATTCACAGGGCGATTTACTTATAACGAGGGCGAATACAAATCAAGAGCCGATATACTTCTTCAACGGGTCAACCCCTGTAACGTCAATGGAACTGACCTTTAACGGGCAGCCATTGCACAACTACATTTGGGCGGTTGGGCAGTCGAATCAGGACACTACGAATGCAAGTCAGGGAAACGGAGCATTAGTGAACCCATACGTATTGTCATCGGCATACTACGTCAAGACCGTACCATTCGATGCAGGGTATCGTCCTGCTGTGTACTTGCAGAAAACGGGAGATGCGAATACTACGCCACTAACAAGCAGGCAATGTCTGTCAACAGAACTACGCAATATCAGACTTACGATAGAGATAGAGGGATGGGAGTTGAACGGCAAGATAGTGCGCCCGAATAGTATCGTAACGGTACAGAACCCGTCGTTGTTCCTGTATCAAACAAGTAGGTGGTTTGTGGAGCAGGTGGACTTGAAGGGCGATAACGTGGCAGAAACGGCTACATTGCATTGTGTACTACCTGAATGTTTTACGCAGGGCGATGTGGTGAACGTATTTACAGGAAATAATTTAACCGTGCCATTTGGTGAAGGTGGCGCACATGCAGTTATAACACCATACGTATGATAGCATTGGCAAGGACAGCAGGTACAGCGATAGCATCAGGCATCAGGCGGGTAAAAACGTTGGTGTTTGGTAAAAGCTATACCCGTAACCCTACCGAGATAGCACCGTATGGATACGATGCAGCCCCGATAGACGGCATTAATTCGCTGTATTGCGATACGACCGTGAACGGGGTAACAGTATCGGTGGGATATGTGAACACGCATCAGAAAGCAACAACAGGGGAAAGCCGTATATTTGCTACTGATAGTACAGGTACGTTTAAGTTCAATGTGTGGTTGAAGTCTGATGGGACTGTGTTGATTGGGGATAGCGATGTGCCGAGTGCGTACACGAATAATTTGATTAAGTGGACGGAGTTTAACAGCGTATTGCAGGCGTACCTGACAGCACAGAATGCAGCGATAACAACCGCAATAGGCGGGCTTGGCGGCGTATATACACCACCGACTGCACCTAACTTTACTTCGGCTAAGACAACAAAAATAAAAGTGAATTAATATGTTAGTTTGGTTCAATAAATCAGATATAGAGCAAACGGAGAATCCGACCACGATAGCAGCAGCGATAGCGGCAATAGATGCGATTATCCTCACATTACTTGGCGCAATGGCGAAAGCAGCCACAACAGCCAATATGGAGGAATACCGCCTTGACGATGGTCAGACCAAAATATCCGTTCGATACAAGGACTTACAGGCATTATCAGCATCGCACATGGCATTGATACGCACTAAGCAGTATTATATCAATGCGAAGAACGGCAGAATGAGCCGACTGATGGATAGCAAGAACATGCCTAACTGGAGAATAAATAACGTATAATGAAACTATTTGGATTTGAAATAACTAAGAAGAAGCCCGCAGCAGTTGAGGATAAACCGCAACCGCAGGCTAACAACTCGTTCAACATCGCCCCAGGCTATGCAGGTTATAACCGTGTGTTCCAAATGAACTTTGACGGGGAAAAAGACCTCGGAGGTATCGGGCCGATACGTAAGTACGTCATAGACCATGTGGCGTTGCGTATGCGTGGTTGGCAGTTGTACCTTGAATCAGACGTGTGTCAGGCGTTGTTTACCCGTTCGGCAATGTGGGGTATCGGTGCGGGATTGAAGCTGCAAGCAAGCCCAGAATCGGACGTATTGACCATGTACGGTCAGCAGATAACGCCCGAAGAATTTAACGACACGGTTGAGAGCTTGTTCTATGTGTATTCAAACAATACATTCTGCGACTATTCAGGTCAGCGCACGTTGGGCGAGATAGCACATGAGGCTTGGGTGAATAGCGATGTTGCGGGTGATGTACTTGTCGTGATGCGATTAGTGAACGGTATGCCGAAAGTGCAACTCATTGACGGAACGCACCTCAAGACCCCGCAGATGTGGGGCATGTCAACGCAGATGGATATAGTCAACCCTGAAACAAAAAACAGGGTGCGACATGGCGTGGAATTGGACGCAAAGGGCAACCACGTAGCGTATTGGGTATTCAGAGGATTGTCAGGCGATGTTATTGGCGATTACGAGCGTATTGCTGCCCGTTTGGACAAGTACCCATACACAGAAACGGCTAAGCTGATTTACGGGCTTAAATACCGTATAGATGGTGTTCGTGGCATCCCATTGATTACGGCTGTTATGGAAACGGCAGCGAAGATGGCGAGGTACAAAGAAGCGATGGTGGCAGGTGCGGAAAGCAGGGCGAAGGTTGCGTTCAGTATCGAACATGAGGCGTACAGTACAGGTGAGAATCCGTTAGTTGCGCAGATGGCAGGCGCAGCAGGTTTCGGTCCGCAAACAGATTTACCGACAGATAGCTATGGTGAGAACTTGGCGAATAAGGTAACTGCGACAAGCGAGAATCAGGCGTATAACATGCCGAATGGTGCTAAGTTGGTGATGCACGAAAGCAAGCAGGAGAACGGATTTACCGATTTCTACACGACTAACTTCGATATAGTGTGCGCTGTGGCGGGTTATCCACCCGAAGTGATTATGAGTAAGTACAACAGCAACTACTCTGCATCAAGGGCGGCTATCAAGGACTTTGAGCATACGTTAAAGGTGAAGCGTACTAAGTTCGCAAAGCAGTTCTATCAGTTGGTGTATAACTTTTGCTTAGATACATGGGCGTTGTCGGGACAGATTAAAGTGGATGGCTACCTTACAGCATTGGCGCAGAACAACGAGATGGTATTGTCAGCGTACAGGTGCGCAAGGTGGGCGGGTGATGCCGTACCTCATATCGACCCATTCAAGGAAGTTAAGGCTATCCGTGAGATGCTGCCTGAAAACAGTAAGAACATGCCTCTGATTACGTTGGAGCAAGCTGTGGAGATGTTGGACAATGGCGATTGGAACGATGTGGTAGAGCAGTTTGCGAAGGAGCGTGATTTGGGCGAATCGCTTGACATAGAAGAATCAGGTAAAACAGAGGAAGTACAACCAAACGGCAACCCTGCCGACCAAAATCAATAAGATGGAAATATTAAATCCGATAAATGACATCAGACCCGCTATAATAGCGAGGATTCAGGACGAATACAAGGCGCATTTGTTCTACCGTAACGCATCGAATTGGTGCGAGATTACGGGCTTCACTAAGGCTGCGAAGTACTTTTCTGCCGAGGCTGAATCGGAGTTGCAGCACTCGTTGAAGTTGCAGAACTACCTGAACGATTGGAACATCAGCTATGCAATGCCGACTGTTACGGTTACAGTATCGTTCCGTTCGATGCCCGACCTGTTACGTGGGGCGTATGAGATGGAAGCGAATCTGTACAAGTCGTATCAGACCGATGCAACTACTGCGATGGGTATTGACATATCAGCGTTTAATCTGTTGTCAGAGATGGTACAGATACAATACGAAGCAGTTGCGGAATATCGCACTCTGATAGACAAGTTGGCGTTAACTAACGACATGCTGATATATGAGGACGCTGCCTTTGGTTAGTATTATCACACCGACTACGCACGATAGGGATTGGTTTAATGAGCGTATCAAGCGTATTGTAGCGGCACAGGACTATCCTAACATTGAGCATATCATCAGTTATGACGACACCCCTCACATCGGGGCAAAGCGTAACAGTATGATTACCTTATGTCGTGGCAGCATTATTATGAACATGGATAGCGATGACCTGTACGCATCGGATTGGGTAAGCCGTATGGTCTCGTTGTTGCTGTCCTCACATGCTGATGTAGTCGGATTGAAACAGGCGTATTTCTATAAAGAACCCGAAATGTGGACATACACATACCCCGAACATGATAAGTACTTGTTCGGGGCTACAATGTGCTATAAACGGCAGTTTTGGGAGCGCAGTCCATATCGACCTATTCGCATAGGCGAGGACAATGAGTTTACACAAAAGGATTGCGTTATCGCTGTTTCAGATTATATTCAAGGGTTTGTGGCTACGGTACATGCCGATAATACAAGCCCTAAGAATATGACTGGTGAGCGATGGAAGCAGGTAGATGACGTGGTGGAGTTAGTCCATCGTGTGAACGGAGGAATCTAATTCCTGCTTTTTCATTTCCTCAATCCTTCTCTTGAAAATATCGCCTATTACATCTGCAAGACGACACCTTAAATTGTCTTGTATTTCCAAAAGTGCTTTAGCCGATAAAGGAAGCGCATCAGGGAATCCGCTATTATTAAATACGCCCCCAAATGATTCGCTCACCACCTCGCATTGTTGCGTCTGTTCTGCATTCGTGTGTTTCATATTTCGATGTTTGCTGTAAATATACGTAAAAATAAAACAGCCCGTGTAGAAACACAGGCTGCAAAAAACGAAAACAAAAATTTATCTCACATGCTCACGAACGGCATCTCTGAAAAGAGAACCATGACCTCGTCAAAGGTAATACAGTTTTCGGGAATTACAAACGCAACCACTTTATTTATTTGTTTTATAGATATAGTAATAAAGTGTTTCGTCAATATACGCCTCTATTTTCAGTAACCCGCTTTGTTGAATCTGCATTGACCAGTCCATATCTTCACCAAAGTTCTTTCCAGGGAATTTAAACTGCTTAGCGATACTTGCCTTAATCACATTAAGGTGATTTGGTGGGCGGTAGTACACTTCGTCAAGTTCATACCATGACGTGTATTTTATAGAGTGCGTAAACCTCTTAGGATTCTTGCCATCGGTTGTAATAACACCATTAAGGTTGCAGCAGTCAGGATTAGATTGCAATGCAGATAAGACGGAATAAATGTAGTGGTCTGCAATTTTATCGTCATCGTCAATAAAGCATACATACTCGCCTTTAGCCTGTTGCAGCAGTGCATTACGTTTCGCACCGATAGTATCGTCATCGCTGTTTACTATAACCTCGATACGTGGGTCATTCTGTTTTTTCAACTCGGCAAGCAACGAATCGAGCATATCTTTTCTTTTCGGTATAGTCGGAATCAATATGCTTAGAATCTTTATGTCGAAGTTGTTTAGCCTATGACGCATGTAAGTTTCCTTATCAATCAACATAAAGCTATCATTACGGGCGTTAACCTCATCCTTTGGCAATGCGCCTGTGCTGTAATGGTTGTGCCTGAAATAATCAGGCAACACAATGGTTCTATTCAGCATCTTTGACACCTCTGCAAGTTCTTCATCACCATACATGTGGTTGTAATCGGGGTGATAGATATGTCCGAGCCTGTTGTAGAACGCCCTATCCATAATCGACAACGTCATAATAAATGGTTGTAATCCGTCTTGCGTCTTAACGGCAAAATCAGACTTACCCTCACATGCGTTAAGCAGTATCTCATCCCAATTATCGGGGCATGAAAAGTCATCTGATACGGCTAC